GGTAGGTCGCTTGGCAGCGACTATTCAATTCGGAAACCCTGCCGTAGATATGAATAACAGAACGGTTTATTTTAACCAAGTACTGGACTTCATGGGGGATAGCTCACGAGCGTGTTTCACAGTCCCGTGGAATGCTCAGACTGAGTTCTTGAGAACCTGGGAGGGTACGGAGACTTTTGATTATCACCAAAATCATAGTCTCGGCTTTCTAGAGTTATCAGTTTTGAATCGACTGGTAGCTAATGCTGCAGTTCCACAGGAAGTGGAAGTGCTATTGTTCGTTAGATTCAAAAACACCAGAGTTGCTGTACCAAGAATGAAGGCATTCACTGAAGTGAGTGAGTGGCTTCAAGACTCGCCCTGGAATCTTCCAGCGGCCGTTACAGTCAATTCAAATCGAGAAGAAGAAGAGGAGGAAGGAGATGATCTACCCCCTAGAGATATGCCTTTCCATTCGCAAGGATTGCAAGACGTAGCTGGGATAGATGATTCCGCCGCACCTTTAGCCTCTAGTGCTGGTGCCATGTCTGGTGACGTGACATCAACCACTAGTAATCCATTACCTACTGTCCCGTGCAAGATCTCAAGCAAAGCCAAGTTTGAGTATACTGTATCGGATGTCAGGGAAGTAATGAGGCGCCAGACGAATATAGTTCCCAAGGCATCGTTTATTCCTTATACTTATAGTAATGCTATAGGTGAGGAAATTACAACACAAATGATGCAATTTGAAGCTAGACCTCTGAAGCGCTTGTGCGCATTCTTTGGAGCGTGGTCTGGTACTTTAAAGTACAGAATACTGCGTGAGAAGAGTGAATTCTCGACACCAATGTATGTTAACTATAACCCGTTGACCACCATCTATAGCAATACAAACGCTGTGTTTGCAGGAATAACTGCTGGCACTTCTACGTTTGTACAAACAGTAGACACGATTAATCAGCCCCCTTCTTTAGCGGGGCCTAATCAAGCACGTGAGGTAACTAGTGAGGATGGTTTGGGTATGTTAGATTTTAGCATTCCATTTCAAACCCATTTTAATTATCTAGGTGTTTCGGGTTACGATGGACAGGTATTAGGGACTGGAAAAGCAGGTGGCATTATATCGGTCACTGATGTGGTTGAACAAGACGAGGCTGGCTCGAATTGGCAACTGTTTCATGCGATCGGCGATGACTTTAACGTAGGAATTTACAGGAGTCCGAAGAGGATTCAGTTAAAGCCTTTAATAGGCACACAACCTACTGGAGTTATTGTGAATGGTTACTATGGTTCTGGTTACTAATGAAAATATTATTTTAT